TGGACGCGGTCGAGCGCTTCATGCCGGCGATCCCCTTCGAGGAGGGCCATCTTCTTCGGCGTCTCGTCTTCGATCCTGCCGACCAGGTTGCATGCAAAAGCATGCAGGCGCTGCCGGCTCTTCTTGCTCACCGCTGTCACCATTCGGTTCTTCTCCTGTTCACCATGTGGGCATCCTGAAGGGACTCCGCGCGCTTCTCTCCCGCGCGGGCCGGCCGGCGCTGGCGTCGGTCTCGTTTGATGGCGCGGGGACCTCCCGGTAGGCCTCGCGCTCCCCCCGCTCCTCCCGGGTGGCCATGCCATGCGCCTCCTCGTAGAAGCAGCCGGGGATATGCTCCATGTCGCAGCGCTCGGGGGATTCGTGATGCTCGCCGACGATCTGCTCGTCCATGGTGTGCTCGAGGTAGGAAGGCTCCAGGTAGATGCAATCGTCAGGGATGCCCTCGTAGACCCAGTGATGGCCGCCCTCGGAGTAGTCGACGTGGATGTTGTTGCGGTACCAGAAGCCGTCGATCCAGTAGATGTGGAAGGTCTGCCCGCACTTCGGGCACTTGTAGTCGCGCCAGAAAACGCGGGGCGGCTGCCAATAGCCGCGGCTGTCTTTGAAGGGTGGATCCCAAACGGCGAAGGTGGCGACGCCGCCGGCGGGCTCCAGGGCCTTGCGCCAGAGGTCGGCCTCGGAGGCTGTGCGGAAGAAGATCCAGCGATCGGGGGGTATCGCCTTCATGTGGCGTCCCCCTTGTCCTGCTGGTCCGGCCCGGGCTCGATCTGTTGATCGCCTGCAGGCTCGTCGCCCTTCTCGGCCTTCGGGGTCGGCGAGGGAGCGAGGGACTTGTTGGCCTCGGCGAGCTCGTCGTTCTCGATTTTCAGACGGCGGGTGTTCTCATAGTACTCACTGCCGTTGTACTCGCGTGCCGCACGCTCGCGGGTGAGCAGGCCGCTCTTCATGCGCATGTCGTCGGCCTGCGCCTCTTTCAGCGGCTCCATGGTCGGCATGGGGACGCCGATCCAGTCGCAGGACAGCCACGCGCGGCGGAGAACCGGAGAGGCATCCCATGTACCACCGAGGCTGCCGATCTTGATGTTCACAGAGCGCACATCCTCCGCGAACCATTGTTCATGCCAGGGCTCCATGAAGTCCGAGGCGACGCCTGCGACGTAGGTGTTGACGGAATTCCATGCCAGGGAGATGGCAGCCTTGGCCGCGGAGTAGCTGGAGTTGAAGGCCATGTGCACGACTTCCAGGGGTTGCCGGGTGGAAGCGGCCACGGTCTTCATGATCAGATCACTGAACGCCGCGGCGCCAATGTTCGGCCGCTTGGTGTCGAAGCTGAGGAGGTCCTCCCCCGGTCCGAGGCGGCCGACGTTCGTGCCAGGCATGATATTGATGCCCAGCTGCGGCGGCTCGACGCGCGGATCCGCTCCCTGGGGCGTCGTGGGGAAGGCGGCGGTATTAGGGACGACCAGGCCGCGGGTGATATCGGTTCCGCGCTTGTTGGGTCCGGGCTTGACGTAGGTGGCATACATGGCGTTGACCACCCCGGCCTCGAGCTCGGCCACCTTCATGTCGGTGATCTTCTGCAGCTCGTGCACGACGCTGGAGAGGACGGGGGTGCCGCGGACCTGGCCGATGGACTCCTGGATCAGGGCATGCACCATGAACAGGCGCTTGGACTTCGGGCCGTACCTGGTGATCCGCTCGCTGGTGCCGGTGGTGTCATCGAAAACGAAGTAGGCGACCTCGTTGTTGTCCGCGTCCAGCTCGATGCCCTCGACGATGCGGTTCCCGCGCGCCTCGGCCGCGGTGTGCATGGCGGAGTCGTGGGGATTGACGATCTGGTCGGGGCCGATGAACTGGACGGTTAGGGGCGAGATCCGGCGGGCATCGGGGGAGTAGCGGAAAAGGACAAAGACCTCACCATCACGGAGGAAGTTCAGGAAGAACAGGCGCTGCAGCTGGTAGCCGCTCTTGCGCCCGGTGCAGTCGGCGTCTTTGCTGGACATATAGAGGTGGAAGCGGATGTCCGTCTCGCGCGTCCACTTGCGCCGCTGCTGGTCGAGAACCGAGTCGGCGATTTCAAGGTTGGGCTGGATGATCTCCCACTTTGGGGCGGACTCCAGGCGCAGGCCCGGGCCTATGACGTTGTCTACCAGGCTCTGGAGAAGCTCGCGGGCCTCGACGCTCTCCATCCAGGCGATGCGCGAGCGGCGGCGTTCCAGTGTCGGATTTCGGTGGAGGATGGGCGGATAGCCCATTGCCCCGTAGTACTTCTCGCCCGTCCACTGGTTAACGATCCCGCCCGAGTAGTTCCAGCCCTGCATGGCAATGGCCGAGAGGCGCATCTTCTGCGCAGGGGGCACGTCAGGGGAATTGATGATCGCCTGGTACTTCTCCAGAGTCGAAGGCTCGTCGGGGATGGCGTTGGTGACAGCCTCCGTCTCGGGGCCGAGGAAGAACTCCCGGATGGAGGGTAGGAGGCCTCTCAATGGAGCCTCCGGAAGATCGTGTTGCTCAGGTAGGAGGAGCCATAGTTCTGCTCGTCCAGGGCGTCGGAATATTCGTCCCAGAGCTTATCGCGCTGCTGGCAGAGCTTGCCATAGTCGGCGGCCGTGAAGCTGGTCGCTCCCGCACCGCTGGTCATAGACCCGGACTGCGCACCGCCGAGGATGGCGTTGATGGCGTTCCTGGTGGCAGTGTAGTCGGCGAGGATATCGGCAATGGGACGGCTGACAGTGTTAGCCATGCAGCCCCCGGACGACAAAAAGGCCCGAGCCCTTGCGGACCCGAGCCTTTACGATTTCACTGGAGAAAGGGGTAACGCGGTCGGTGCTCCAGTCTCCCGGGCTTTTGCCGGCGTGGAAGACTGGCGAGGCTCCCGGAGCGGTGGGATTGCCCCACCGCTCTCGCAACTACGCCCTCACCTGATTCACTGAGTAGACATTCTACTCGCTGGACGGTGAATCCGTCAAGGCTTCTTTTGTGCTTGCTCCAGCAGCGACCAGAGCTCATGCCACGTGAGCTTCCGCGGCTGCTCATTCTCGTCGTAGAGCTCCAGCTCCTCCCGCAGTTCCTCGGAGTACAGATCGTGAAAGACATACAGCGCCGCGAGCGCATACTGTCGGCAGTCAAGCGGCTCGTTCGCGCCATGCTCCTGCCAGACCTTGCGAAGCCCTCCTCGCGGCGTCGGTTTGTCGTGGCGGCTCTCGGAGGTCAGGCCGTCGTAGTAGTGTTTATCATAGCCCGCCGGGAAATGGCAGTAGCCGGGGAGCCCGCTCTTCGGAGGATTGCCATCCGGAGTTCCGATTCGGAGGTTGCCGTAGACCTCCTGCTTCAACTTGTCGGTGTTCAGAAGGATCAGCCGGCAGGTTGTGCCCGGGACGTTCTTGGAGATCATGAAAATGGCGCGTTCGGAGCTCGGGAGGCTGTCGCCCTTGGATGGCATGAGATTGTTGGGCGCCCCGCAATTCTCGCAAAATGAGTAGACCGTGGTCGTCTGGTGGCCGCTATCGACGAGGGCCATCATGGTCGGGAGGGTACCGTGGGGAGTGAAAAAGGCCTTTTGGAGCTGCTGCCAGCAGGGATCGGATAGGTTCGAGGTATCCTCAGCTGGGATGACCAGGTATTCCAGGCTCCAGGACTCCTTGTCACGCGCCCAGGCGACGAACTCGAGGTAGATAGCATCGGGATGCACATCGGCGCCAGCAGTCACGATCAAGGGCCGGGCATAGGGCGGCAGATCCCCGCCGACCTGGTAAGCCTCAGTGAACGCGCGATCGCGAATAGGTTCTTTCAAGGGCGCCTCCCCTCTTTCCTCCCAGGTCTCACCGAGAACTGTATTGAAGAAAACGCGCAGCTGGTCCGGATTCCCCTGGGCATCGATCCATTCCTGGCAGATCGTCTCCCAGGTCGCCATCCCGATCGGGGAATAGAGGCTGTTGATATGATAGCTCTGCAGGTTCGGGCGGCGGGCCCTCGAGGTCGGGATCCATTCTCCGGCCGGGAGAAAATAGGCCTTGTCGTCGTTCTTCCACGACCGGCCGCATTTCTCGCAATCGTAATGCACGCTGTCAAGGACCAGGTGCCCCGTCTCATCTTTCTCGTATTTCATCTGCTCCCAGCGGAGGCGCTGCTTGTGGCCGCAGTCGGAGTACTTGCAGGGGACATTGAAATACCGCTGGTCTCCGTCCAGGAATAGCTTCTCAATCTTCGAGCGCTGTTTTACCGTTGGCGTGCTGCCATACAGGATCTTCCTCTGCCGCTCCCAGTCGGCGGTGCGCTTCCGGAAGAGAGAGACCGGATCCCCTTCGGCCTGGCGCTTGCCCTTCGTCTTGTCTTGCGCGCCGAGCTGGTCGGGGTAGGCATCGAGCTCGTCGAGCGCGCCGTAGCGGATCCCCGTCACCCGAAGCTTGGCGGCCACATTCGGGCCGACCGGGAGCAGGAAGCCGCCGGGGAACTCCTTTTTCGACTTCGTGTCGCCGCTCTTCTTGTTGGCCTTTTTCTCAGTCTGCGCGAAGATCTTGCCCTGCAGGCCGGCGCTCTCGATCATGCGGTCGACCTTGAGTTCCACCGAGATCTTCGCGGTGTCCGCATCGCCCGAGATGAACATCATAGGCCCTGGCGCGGCGTCGATCACATAGCCGATCCAGTTTTCCAGCACCGCGGTAGTGAAGCCGATGCGCGCGCCCTTCATGACCGCCACTTCCTGAACGGGCGAGGTCTCGGAAAAGCAATCGGCGATCTCCCGGAGGTATGGCACGACGTCCCAGCGGAACGGACCCGGCAGCGGGGAGAGGTCAGGAGGAAGGGTTCGATGCTTCTCCGCCCAGTCACTCACGGTCACATGATTGATCACCGGCTGCACGATAGCCACTCGATCGGCGAGCATCCCCTTGACGCCTTCCGCATAGTCAGCCGTCCGCATTCTTCAGCGCCTCCCGCGTGGCGTCGTCCGCCGCATTCAGGACACGCGCCAGGGCATCGCAAGTCTCAGTCTCCCAGAGGGTTTGCGCCTCAGCGTCCTTACCCGCGCGCACCAAGGCGGCGACCTTCGGCAGTAGTCGCTTCGGCATCTCGAGGAAAGTCGGCTTCAGCCCGGCGTTGAGCTGGGTGAACCACTTGGCAACCAGTAGCCGGGGGATGAGCTGCTTTCGCCGTTCGGCAATCTGAATGTCACGCCAGTCGGCCTGGCTGTTCTTCACCCGGACGTCGGCCTCGGCGCGCTTGAGCATGACCTCCGGCCGGTCCTTCAGGCTGGAGGCATCGACGCCATGCTTCTCCAGGTAGGCCGCGTTCTTGCGCTCCGTCGTGGCCATCATGCCGTCGCGGCCGCGCGTGAGTTTCTTGGCCTTCAAGCCCTTCGTGATCTGGACGCGGTTGACCTGGGCGAGCTTTGCGAAGTCGGCCTGTGAGAGAAGCAATTCAGGCCCCCGCGACCGGCAGAGCCACCTCGAAGAATCCTAGCTGTCCCTGATATGGTCGGAATGGGAGGACCTCTGGCGCTCTCATCACAAAGCCGTAGCGCCCAAAGAACCAAGGACTGTCCGATGCTGTCACGCAGACGACGAGTTCGACGCTGCCGATAATGCCTCCGCACTCAATCTCTCCGAACGCCGGGATTCTTTGCTGCATGATGTGCAGCGCGAGTTGGGCTGCGTCGTCGTATTCTTCGCGGGCCATTCCCTTGGATGCGTGCACCAGGAACCGCCCACGGAAGTGAGTCGGCCAGTCGCGGTTCTCGATGTCTTTCCAGCCATTGACGATCATCCACGCCCAGGGCTGGCGGATACTGAGCGCCTTCACTCCACTCCCCGGGTAACAGTTTTTTTTCGGGGCGTCAGTGTGAACGCGGCGAGCGCCACAGGCGTACC